CATTGTTGCTTAAAACTACTACTGGTCGCCCTTTCAAATCCGGCCTGAACACAGTCTCACAACTGGCATAGAAGCTGTTCACATCTGCCAAGGCAAACATCACTGAAACCCGTTAATACTGAAAGTGACGACACCGAATACTTCTAGTTCATCTCCTCCATCATGCAGAACGATAGGCGGAAAATCAGGGTTCATGGGGACTAGCTGAAAGACTGGGTGGGTACAGAGTCGTTTTACAGTGTACTCACCCGCAACCGAAGCGATAATTATGTCACCATGCTTCGCCTGGAGGCTGCGATCAACAACGAGCATTGAGCCTTCGTGAATTCCAGCATCAACCATACTCATCCCCGTAGCTCTGACAAAGTACGTAGCTGCCGGGTGGCTTACACAAAGCGCATTTAAATCAATCCCTTTTTCTATGTAATCTTGTGCAGGTGAAGGAAATCCAGCCTGCACTTTATCTTGAAATAAAGGTATGAGGAGCTTTATCGGGTCTGGTATTGGGTGGAATAGTTTCATAGTGCACATCCATAAATACTGGTCATGCATACAGTATAATCATGCTTTTTGGATGTTGGGAAGCTAGAGTTTATAAGTAGCCGTTATGGTGCTGATCGGGAAGGAAAGAAAATTATTTAGGCGGATCGGGGAATGTTACTGGCAGTTGAGTCACATCAACAGCTTTGACGGCCTTGATGTACTGCATCCAAGCGGTTAAGGACACCTTGTCATCATCGCTGATAATATCCAGCGCCAACTCAGTTCTCCAATCGGCCGTAATAACATTCGCATTGTTTATAAGCTCTTGCTGCGTAGCCCTCGCACTGGCAATAACTTGCTCAGGCGTGAGTGCCGGTAAATCCCCCCACGCTGGCATGCCATCATTACCAACGATTCGAATTTTCCCCGCCCTTGGTGCAACAAATTCATTAAAGGTCTCTGTACTGGCCTCTATAAGATCATGCGGCCATGAATCGCCATATGAACTTTCCATAGAGCCAAAGTAAAAGGAATTGTTAACTGCTGAAAAGTAATAAATTTCGCTCATATTATCGTCCTATTGCTACCCAACCACATGTAAGTCCAGAAAACGGACTGTTAATACTTGCAGACCCTTGTACCATCACACCAATTGCCCGAACACTACCGCCGAGCAGTGAAGGGTTATTGAATGACCACTCCACTTTTTGCGAGCCGCCAGCAGGCGCAATATTGAAATCCCAAATATTCAGTACCTGATTAGGGAAAGGGATCGGGAATGCAAACCCCGTGTCGTATGGCGCGGATGTTATCGGCGCAGTGACACCCCCTTGAATAATTAAACCTTGAGGGAATTTGGCAACCCATCCGCCAAACGTGCCTGAGAATGTAAAGGAAGACATGTCAGGGATCTGATTTGCCCCGGTGCCAACCGCCCTGGTTGATGCGCTACCTAATGACAGCGCAGTGATCGCCGCGGTCAACTGCTTTAGATTAACTGCATGATTGTCTCCGGTTGCGGCAGCAACCGAGAAAAGTTGAGTAGCCAATCCAGTAAGCGCGGCAGCGCCTATATTTGTTCTTGCAGCTCCCTGAGCATTAGCACCGGCGGTTTTTATTTCTGAAAGATTATTCAAGTTTTGTAGAAAATATCCCGCCAGTGAGGACATCACCTGATTGTCTTTTGTTGGGTCTGTAGTAACACCGGTCACCGCGAGAATATTAATGAGCTCCCGTTGGATAGTATTCAACCACTTGGCATCGATTAATGTAGGCGGGGTACCACCAGCCACATTACCGTTTGTCCATTCACCGTTGGCATCTGCCGTAGGTGTGATATCACCAATTTTTTGCATAGGAAATCCTCGCCAGTAAAGGCGCTAAATGATTTTTAAATGAGATAATTAAAAGGTGTAGCCGAATTTCACGATGGTATGAGAAGGAGCTAGAGAGCTAAGACGACACTCAAGGCGGCGATTACCCCATGAACGAAGTGGATCACCACAGTAAGAGTGCCCTGCTGCCGCATAACTAATTGTCGTTTGTGGCGCGGTGACCAACCAGGTAAAGGGCCAGTCCCCGCCGTTCAGTGGGTCACCACATACCGACATCCACGCCCGTGCTTGCCTGAAAACAGTGATCGTGATGTCATACCCCAATGCTTTTGCCACACCTATAAAATAGGCTGCTGACTGCCCTCCAGTGCTAAATAGTCTGGCAATTACCGCCTTTTGCCTGAGAGCAATGCTGTCATTCTCTCCGATCGCGCAATCATCCGGCAGGCCGAGTGTTTTTTCCCAGTCACTGAGCATGATGGTTGCAGTAGCAGGAAATGCGCCGACCAGCAGCGCAGCAGCCGCGTCATCGCTTTGTTGATACGACTGCGCCAGCGCCCGGCAAACGGCAGTCTGAATACCGTCTATTTTGCGTGGCCAAACAAGGCCAGTTGGAAACAATTCTTGCAGTGCTGCAGTGTAGTCTGCTGTGCTGAACCGGCTCATGTGTAAGTCACCGTCCCCCTTACCGGAAGTTCACCCGTGGCAGTCGGGATATTTGCCGACGGAGACGTCAGGATAAAGCCGCTGGTACCGCTGACATTACTGATTGCAATAAGCAGATCAGAAAGCAATATCGTGGACCCCTGAGGGTTACCGGATTCAAATAAAACACCGTCAATGGCAGTTGCTATCGCCGCTGTTACAGAGCTGCCCACGGATGAAATACCATTGATGATAAAATTAACGACTTTCTGCACGGGTGAGCACACATAAACCAGCGAAGTAACGGGTTGCTGCGGATATATAGCATCAGCTACCCTTCCCTGGTCTCCAGTCGCTTTCACGGCTGACCAGTTATCAAGTTCCGATATCCCATCTGTCCCGACCGGGAATCCATGGTTTGACGTGTCGTTGTCATCAATCATGATGTACACGCCCACGGTCCCGGCGCCCATCAGGCGGCGTACCGTCCACGCACGTGTTACCCCCGTAACGGCAAGTGCCCAGGACTCATAATCATCATCGTTTCCGCCTTGTGGAGTATTCTGGTAAGCCAGAAGCATCCGGGAACGGAAAGAGTCTTCAGTTTCAATATCAGCACCGTTCGTGATCGCCGTACTGACCGTAACAACCGAGTCAACGCCTGCAATGCTGATGTCCAGAGAAAGTAATGTGCCCGCAGCTGTATTACCTGCGGCGCCCCCGCCAGTAGGGTCATCGTTAGGATCGGGCAATACGGCAGTTATAGATCCGGTCCCGCTGCCTGCCGAACTAATCGAAACGTCGGTGCTGACTGTGTACTGATAACCATCCCCACGGTTCAAAACCGTGCCTGCCGGAACGGGTTTCCCTGCCATTCCGGTGAAAATAGTCGCGTTGTTAGTCCCTGCGTTTGCGGCTTTTTGCGTCACGCTTTTTAAAGCCGCCCACCCCGCCAAATTTTCGTCTGTAGCACTCCAGGGCACAGACTGTTTTGCTATCCAGTCAAGATAACCGTAATGCAGATACGTTAACCCGGCATTAGCACTTCCAAGAATATTGAGGTTTGAAAATCGTAGCGGAGTACCCACCCCTTTTAATTCTGATTCAATGGCGGCGAGGTTACGCGCACGCAATTCACTGAGCGTTGGCCTGTTATATGGCATCGTTAAGACTCCCAGACCCAGAAGTAGCGTTTTGATACCGCGCTTTGTCCCGGTTTTTCGTAAGTGATAATAAGGTTGAGGCGGTTCGGATACACTATCTGGGTGACCGGGGTAATACCCGCAACTACGCCGTCATCGATGAGCCACTTCAGGGCCTCCGAGGCATAACTTTCTGCCTTATTAGCCGTGGCCACCGTAAGCTTTTGGCGGCGAAGAAGCCAAAGCCTGGAACCAATCGGGTATTCCTGTTCAATATCACCCCACCACCCGCGCCGGTCCTCTCCATCATATTCATCGTCTTCCCGCGCCAGCTGGTCGGTAAAGAGGCTGATCAGGATGGCTGTGTCGAGATCGTTGCCCTCCTGCAGGTCGCCTGACGCCTCAACCCAATCCCCGACGGATTGTTCCGCGTTCCAGAGCGTTGTTATGTCTGTCATTAAACCTGCTCCCCCGGTTTTTCACTGGTCGGTGATGAACTGCCGCTCTGCACATTTTTCACAACATGATTGTGCCCGTTGTAGGTATCGCGCAAATTTTTCAGGGTAGTGGTATTACTGCCCGCGTTATCAATAATATCGCCCGCGCATTTCAGTACCGGCGAGTCGGCATAGATTTCTTCCGAGGCAACGATGGTCACCTTTGTAGCGTTGATCACCGTGACTGGCTGCCCACTGGCATCTACCTCAATGCCTGTTTCCGTTAACTTAAAATGCATGCCCCACAGGTTGTACAGGATAGTTTCACCCGTATTGAGGCCGGTCTTTCGGCTCCCTTTATGCCCAGAAGCGATCACCACGGCATTTGAACGATCGCCAGAAAGATAGGCAACAAGGACGTCTGAGTCAGCAGGTAAAACGGAGGAAAAACCAAATTCCATCAGTCTCGGCGTGTCACCGCGCACCTCGAGTGGTGTTTGGTATTGCACCGTTTGGATCCCGCCGTCGTCATTAGTCAGCGATACACGGCCAATACCTAACATCATCATTGCCCGCCGATAGAGCGTGCTAAGTACCGTCATCGATTCAACTCCTGTATCACGTTGTAGAAGCGATAAGGCTGCACGGAGAAGGCCGCCGGCGGCATCAGGACCATCTGCGCAACGGTACCGCGCTCATCCTTAATGAAAGTGACTTCAGCCAGAAGCCACAGCACATCGCTGATCCCCATCTTCGGAATATTTACGGGGATCAGGGTATTGGGTTCCCACAACTTACCGGCACTGTCGCGCCAGTTGTCCACGGTGACCTGAAGTGCCTTGGAGCGGCCGTAACGGCGGTTCATTTCCCAGTCAATCGCCTGTTGTGCCAGTTCTGGCGTGTTCATCGTGCTTTCAACGATGATGATGCGATTTCGGTACCGCATTTTTGCGACGTCAGGGTCATTCGCGGTGGCTTTCGTTACCGCACCGTACCCGCTGTCGTCCATCAGCGGGTTGACCGTCATTGATACACCGGTGTACTCGGAAAACCGTTCATCCATCGATGCCTCGTAGGCTGCCGCTTCAATATTGACGCCCTGCGCCACGCCGCTGGCCGCTTTTTTAGTGCCAACGCGGGTCAGGTAAAGACGGCCGTCAGGGAGATCGTAATAAAGCAATGCGGCCCAGCGAGTGATGCGATCAATGATTTCCTGTGAGCTCTCCCCCCAGTTAAGGGTGAATTGCGGCACGTTATCCATCTCAGCTACGTCACTTGAAACCGTAATGCCGTAGGGTGAGGCGAGGCGCTGAGCAATTTGCAGCGGCGTCGCCCCGGTGATCACGTTGTTATTCCATTTCGCTGAGCAATCAACCAGATCCTGGCACTTGCTGCGACCGGTTGCCCGAACCTCGTGCCTGGTGGCGGAAATCATCGGTGCCCAGCGGTCAATATAGCCGGTGATAACCGTATCACTGCCCAGCTTGACCACGCAGGGATCCCCTTCTTTAACTAATTGCTGATCATCGCTGCCGGGGAATTCATCCATTAACGACAGGTCAAAATCGCTGGGCAGGCGTTCAATGCTGCGCGTAACCCGAACGGAGTCCCAGCCTGAAAGTATTTTCCCACCGATGGTTAACGTCATTTCATCATTCATGAGGTGAGCGCCCTAAAAGTGAGGGGCATAAAGGCCGGATGGATAGGGTCGGCCATCTTTGCCAATGCTTCTGCCCGGCTACCATCTTGATACAGGCGATTCGCCAGGTTCAGAGCAGGCAGGGGCTGGCTAAATGAAACGGTTTCAACGTTAGCCAAGAGCGCACCTTTTGCCTGTAAAGTAGTTTTCACATGTGTTTTGAGATCAGATAACTCACTGAACACGTCGTCATAGCCTTGATCCGCCGCCGCCAGAGAAACGGCATCAATCACCGCCACCACCCTCTGAAGTAAATCAGCTGCATCGTCATAACTCACTGGCTCATAGAGCGATGCGGCATAGGCCATTGCACCCGCAGAAAGCGCTGTCAGGTAAATCTGAACGGATAAGGTGATGCCGCTGTCGCTGGAGTTGGGCCGATATGTTGCATCAGAAAACCCCGAAAGCGTTTCAAGCATGCGGATCAGGTCCAGACCTTTAGCTTCACTGGCCAGCAGCGTGTTAATCACATCCTGCGCACCACTGGCATAGGATGCGACGCTGGTTGATGCCAGCAGGCTGGCCGTTGAGGACTGCGTTTGCGCCCTGTCTTCAACGGAGGAGGCCATTTTTTGTGAAACCAAAAGTTGATAGTTTGCGGTATCTGCATCTGATGAGGTGGCAGTGGTTGCGCCCGACGCGCTGCCGCCCACGGTGCCGGTGTTGTAACGTCCATACCGGGTGCTGCCGAACGTTGATTTCAGCGTATTGCTGAGGTTGGTCGCTTCATTTGCGACCCGGGTTACCATGCCTGTCCAGAATGACACTGTGCTTTTGAGCGTTTTTATCGCCTGGGTGACCGTTCTAATATCAGAATTGACCTCGGCAATAAACGTGGCCGCCGATTTAGCCGCCAGCGCCAGCCAGGAAGTTTTCACTGTGGAGACAGCGGATACTGAGCTGGTCACGGCGAAAACCCGCAGGCCGGACTCGATAACGGTCAGCGTAAACTCAAAAACACGCTCGGCGTCTTTGCTTTCGCGCAGCTTGAGTCCATCTTCCGGGATG